AGAGATGAAGCTAGCAAGGTTACGAGTAGCAACCCTGTCATGGTACGGAACCTGAAGATCCGAGACTACGACTATTCGCTTAATCGTCATCCTCATCTTCATAGTTGCCATACTTATCAGGCTCTACTTGGTCTGGAAGGATCCAATGAGGGTAAGCCTGTGGCTCTGTAATCATAAACATAGCAATGTCCTCTGCGAAACCTGCTCGCTTCAATGAGCAGAAATACTCATAAAGCCCAATGCAATAAGCATCAAGCTTTGAGTATCCTTGTTCCTCTAGTGCCTTAGTTGCTTTTCTTGCCATAGCAAAAGTTTACCTGTCAAGCAATATGTTATAGATCTCATCGACTCGCGTGTTGAGTCTTTTGATCTCAGACAACAGGTGGGTAATTACATAGCCAGACAAGCCACCAAGAGCTGCAATGGTGGCAAGGTAAAGCGTGAAGAAGTCGGACTGTGTCACTTCTTGATGCCCATAGACGGATCATTAGGTGAGAGGTAACGCAGCACAGGTGGAAGGATTGAAGCAACACCTGCTGCAATGAGAGCCTTAGGATCTGTAACCCCAGCTGCTGCCATTGAGATTACTGCTACTAGGAATGCTCTAGCCCATGAGCCTGCTGCTGTCTTTAGTTCATTCATTATTCTCCACCTAACATAGATACTTGAAAAAAAGCCCCATCATTGTCAGCTTCTTTCTTAAAGCTAACATGCATGTGCTTAGTGTGTTTGTTAGCCCCTGTGTACTTGCGCCACTTCCAGTTAAGGATGTGCGAACAGATTCGTCCATCGTAAATGATGTAACTAATACGCTTGTCTGTTTTTGACTTGGACAAGGTACGAAGCTGATCAGCAAGATCTCCCATGATGTCTGGCTTTCCGCCCTTGAATAAATCTTTGTCCACATCAATGGCACGAACCCAGCCCTGCTCATCAGGATTATGATCTGACTTGCGAGTAGCGTGTCGGGTATCACCGATCCAACCATCCGATGCGCGGTCACGATCTGGGAACGAGTCATCAAATTGCTCGCGTAGTTGAATTGCTGCCTTACTTAGTTTCGGCTTCATTTGAAGATTTCAGATAAGCTTGATAATCAATGTTGCTTTCATTGATTGGAATGATAGTAACCATTTCGCCCACAGTTTTTTTAATGTAGGTAGTTCCATTGATATCTATTGATTCATACATATTATAACTCCGCATTGAACTCTAGGATACGATCAGGGACGATTTTAATTGAATTAGGTACTGGAGAAAAAGTGGCAGCACCTAATTGTAAAGTACCAGTTGTTTGTGTACTGACAAGAGTAACAGTGACGGTGCCAGATTTTGTAGACCAAGAGATTTGTGCTTGGACTAACCCCCATTGGTTTGTGCTTGGGCTAGTTGAATAACTTGCATTTGAGACATTTGTCGATGCCGATGGCACTACTCTCATCGTCACTGGCAAAGGAACCAACACACAAATAGATGAACCAGAAGGAGCAACAGTTGTCTCAAATTCGCCTGGTACTCTGTAATAATAACGCTGACATAATGCTAATTCTCCACCAAGGGTGCCCGTTGCCGTCTCAAATGGAGTTGCCTTTGAGCCATACTCAACCTGCACACCCCACATGTCGATTGTTGCAGTCTGGATTCCAATGCTTGAAGCGCGTGTTGCAAAAGTAGTTCCTGCGGATGTCCAAAGACCTAAAGTAAGTGAATCTGCTGTGCCGATTGTTTTACCTGAGATCGAAGGTACAGTAACAGATAAAGAATAACGCGCCCAAGATGTTGTCAAAGTAACTGCACCCAATGCAGTATTAACTTGAGCTGATCCACCTGAACCGAATGATTGTGAAAGTTCTAAACCAATCTTGGCTCCAGCAGATGCAGCTTTCGCCCACAATGACACAGTTACAGGCTGATTTGCAAAAGTACGAACATCTTCAATCTTTTGTTCTAGTAATGTGTAAACACCTGCGCCTGATTGACCTGTTGTTACAATGCGAGCAAAGTTCTTAGACTCATAACCTGCAACAGGTGCTGCTCCAGCAGTAAAAGTCTGTGCTGAGTATGTTGCACCGCTTAATGATTCCATGAGCCAACGATCAAAGCCATAAGCTCCATCTGTTGTGCTAGATGTAAAGGATCTTTGATTGATGTTGAAATCACCATTGATCAGCTTATTCTTACCAGCTTGACCAAAGCCTACATTCCAGAGAGATGTGTCAATGGCATCGCCCAATGCGCGGATGTCCTGTGCGCCATTCTTTACAAGGCTTGAGTTATCTGGCTCAGCCCATTCATAGTTCGGTGATAGTGCCATTTAGGTTAGTGCTCCTGTCGCATTTGTCCAAGTAAGTGTACCATTTACGCCTGTCCAGATTAGTGATGCAGGCACTGTTTCCCATTGAGTCGTACTAAGTGAGAAGTCTGTAGCTGAGACATAGAGAGTTATGTCCACATATGTAGGCGTAGCGTTAAGTGCCACATTCTCCACAAAGCCATCAAAGGTTCCACCTAGTAAGTTGCTAGGCAGATTGTTGATTAGCACTGGCTGACCAAAAAAGACCCCGATAAGGCTGTCAAGCATCGCACTAGGCATGTCTGGATTATCTAAACGAAAGCGAATAGCACCTAATGATGCTCGTGGCGTTGCACGCAATTCAAGCTCTCTAGAGGCAATGTTAGTTATGTCTGCAAGGTTCTTAATGTTGGACTCTACAGAACGCTCAAAGAGCCCGTAAGAGGCTATAGAGTCCGTGTCAGAGGTACTGTAGGTTGAGGCGTATCCTGTGGCATATTTGTAGATAAGGCTGTTACGGATGCGAGCAATCTGAGTTGTGGAAGTGATAGAGGTTGGTGTTGCATACGCCCCGTCAAGGTTAGTAAAGCCGTTAGCTGCAAGGTAGTTAGATCTGTGGTCTGCATCGTCATAGGAAACATCTCCATCCTTCTCCTCATACACCTGACCAAGTGCGCTAGTCGCAATCTGATCTGCAAGGGTCTGAGACTTGGCAGTTGCACTAGCTGCAAGGGCAATCATTGTGTAGAAGCCTGTATCAATAGTGCCAATATATGATTCAGCCTCTGACCATGTTGTAGTAGCAGGATAGGTTGCCCATGTAACTGTTGGAGTAACTTCTGCCCATGGGAGGCTTAGGGCATTACCTAAGATGGCTGCAATCTGTGCACCATCTAATGCTTCTGCAAGTGCTGTGTTATAAACAGCCTTAGTAAGTTTAGCCAGTGAGCCAATGCCCAAGATTGTGCCAGTAGTTACATAGCCTGATTCTTCTGGACTTCTGACACCAATGTTAAAGTCTGATACCTCGCCACCGAATACAGTGACATATGTGCCACCGCTATTCTTAAGCTCTAGGGTAACTGGCTCTGTAACATTGATGGTGAAAGGTGAGTTATCGGCATTGACTATCTGTACTTGACAGTAACCTGCTGTGGGTTGCCGATCGATGTCTAAGCGACCAGATGCAAAGGACACAGAGGTGACAGTCGTATAGACATCATCACCTACTGTTACGCGCCACTCTGGAAGCCATGTCATGCCAGTGTTGCTCCACCGCGTAATGTGCCTCGGCTAACTGCATCGATAAGCACTTGGTCAATAGCTTCTGCAATAGCGTTAGGGTCTCCGATGCCAGTGTTCACAGTAACGCTAAAGTTAAACTCACGACCATTAGGACTAATGCCTGAGATCATGCCTTGGTTAGGTGTGTACTCTCTCAGGTTAGGCTGGATCTGTGTGTTAAGTCCAAGCTCTGCGACTGCTGCATTTACTTCTGCAATGCTTCGAGGCTGAGTTACAGCAGCACCGCCACCGCCTGAACCGCCTACCGCACCACCGCTGACCGATGGCTTAGTGCCTTGCAGTCTTATCAATTCCATCATCTTAGCAATAGCAGCATCTAGGTTAGCCAGATTGATTAGATCTGCTGGCTTGAGGCTTTCAAGGATAGATTTAATGTCTGAGAGTTTAATGCTCTGACCAGTTAGCGCACCAAGCACTTTAAGATCTGCATTGAGTTTGTTAGTTGCAGCAGCGATAGAGGCTTCATCCTTAGAAGCAATGGCATCTTCTAGTGCAAGAATTGAACGCTTTACATTAAGGCGAGCAGTATCGTTAGCAATCTGTAAAGCCTGTGATGCGCTAGTTGCCTTGCCTAATTGCTCAGCCTGAGATGTAAGCGCTGCTGCTATCTGGATCTTGTCCATGTCAAAGACATCGCTGCCCTTATTAAGAGCAAGGTTAGCCTTATCAATTGCAGCCTGAAGTTTCTTATCCTTAGTAATCTTGGCTTGATTCTTTGCTTGCTCGGCAGTCAGTTTAGCAATCTGTTTTTCTTGCTTAATTTGTACCTGACCAGAAATAGACATCCCTGTGCTAAAAGGTCTTGGCTCTTGCTTCAACTTCTCAAATGCATTTATCAATGAGACAATGCCTAGTGGATCTCCTACAGTCTTACTTAGGATAGATGACAAAAGTCCACCAACAATAGGTATATTCTTTAATTCATCTACAAAGTAAGCTGCACCGATAGTGGCGTTTTGTAATTTAATACCAAGCTTGTCCATCTCAGAAGTTGTCTTTGCAAGTCCTTGTTCACCATTGAGAATGTTCAAGGCTTCGATTAAGCCAACACCAATAGATTCCTTAAAGTTCTCAGTAGCAACTGCCAGTTTATCCATTGAACCTTGATAACTGTTTGCCGCTGCTGTCGCTGATCCAGCAAAGGTTGCAGATAACTGGTCAGTGATTTCCTTGAAAGATTTGGATTTAAGATCTGCCTTTGAGATGCCTACCTGTAGGCGAGAAAGTGCTGTGTTGTTTCCTAAGTATGCACGACTCAAGGCTTTTGTAACTGAGCCCAAGTCCAAAGAATTAGCGGCACTTACATCTAGAGCAATGTTCATTAAGCGTTGAGCCTCAGCAGAATCGCGTGTGGCTATCGCCAGTGTCTGATAACTAGGACGAAGGAGATCATCAACGATGCCAAACTCGCTCTGAAGTCTCTGGATATAAGCTTCAGAAGTTGCCGCGTCTCTACCTAAGCCAACATTCTTAAGAGCCAATGCTAATTGCTGTTGAGCCTTCTGGTCTGCCGCTGCTGCTTTAACGGCAGCTTTGCTATAAGCAAGGACGGCAGTTGCGCCAAATGTCAGACCAAAAGTAGCTGCTAATTTCTTTACATTTTTGCTAAGTTTGTCGGTAGCAGTATCTGCTTGCTTAAACGCTTTATTGCCTGTGAACTCCGCTGCAATATCAATCATTACATTAGCCATGATTTACACCTTTGCTCTCGCGTTTAGTTTGTCAGCTGCGCCCTTAATTGCTGCTAGGACTGCTTCTCTCGCTTTGCCATTATTTTCTTCATAGGCACGGAATAAGGCTCGACCTTCCATCTTGCCATCACCCTTCATGGATGAGCCGTACTTGCTACTCTGATTCTGTACAAAGCGACTGCTCGGGGTCTTACGCCCCATAGTTTCATAGATCGCTCCAGCAGCACTCTTATTGAATACGCGAGCAAGTGATCTAAAACCTCTACGATTAGGCTTAGATGGTGAAGTTTTATAGCCAACACCTGCCTTAACGATGCGAGCATTGTAACTAGGGAATCGAGCCTGCGAACCCTCACGCGCTAACCATCCGCTTAGGACTTGACCATCATCGGGAAAGTAACCCTTAGCGGTTTTAGTAATAGGCTTAAGAGCTCCAGCGATTTCCTTCTGAGTTTCCTTTGCAAGATCTGGAGCAAAAGCGCGAAGTGCTTTGCGAAGTTTAACGCCGCCCTTTACGCTTGCTGGCATCGCTCACCTCTTTCGCTTCATCCTTGAGCCCCTGCACTAATGCATCGAGCATGGTCTTATCTAGATCTAATAACTGCTGTGGCGCGATTCCCAATCTAATGCTTAGCCTAGCGATTAGATAGGTGAATGGAAGATCGCGCTTTAAGCTAAAGGGTCTGAATCAAGCACCTCGACACTTTTTAGTGTCTCAATGAAATCCATTCCGAAAGGCTTAACAGTTTCACCTGACCTGCGTGTAATTTCCCAAGCTAACCAATAGACATCCGATTGTTTTTCCTCCTGCCTAAAGGCACGATGAAAACCCATCTTGGTGTGTAACTCGAAGGCGTACTCCACTGCTGGAGTAATTTCGCCTTCGATAACGCTTCCGTCTTGTCGAACGATCTTTAGTTTTGCCATGGTTTGCCCCTTTGTTAGTTTTTTAGAATGTGCCTGAAGTTGCTACTGCAACTGTTGAGTTAGCAGTAAATGTAATTGATTGTGTGCCAATGTCTCCAACAGCACCATTGATGTCTGTTGTGTTATTGACTAGCAATGAAACAGTGTAAAGAGGGTTAGTCGCTGAGACT